AGAGCCCACCTCTTAAAGGCAAAAACAAGCTGCAGGATGTTAAAGACTTATGCGACATAGTTAAAATTCCTTTAATGCCTTGGCAGGAGTATGTGCTAAAGGACATGCTTACTGTGGACAAAAAAGGCATGTGGATACGCAAGACAAACCTGATATTAGTGGCCAGACAGAATGGCAAGACTCACTTAGCCAGAATGTTGATCTTGGCTCACTTGATTAAGTGGAATACAGATGTCCTTATTATGTCCTCAAACAGAAGCATGGCACTAGACACCTTCCGACAGATCACACACCTACTGGAGACCAATGACCACCTTAAAGGATTCGTCAAACAGATACGACACGCTAACGGAACTGAGAGCATTGAGATGCTATCTGGAGCAAGGCTTGATGTCGTTGCAGCAACTAGAGACGGTTCTAGAGGCCGAAGCGTTAATGGATTACTCTACATCGATGAAATCCGAGAGATCACAGAGGATGGATTCCGAGCTGCTACTCCTACGACTAGAGCTCACCCAAACTCTCAAACGCTTCTTACCAGTAATGCTGGAGATGCGTTCTCAACTGTACTCAATGACCTACGAGAAAGAGCTATAGATTATCCGCCTAAGTCTTTTGGATTTTACGAATACTCAGCACCTCAATACTGCAAGATAACTGACCGCGCTGCTTGGGCATTGGCTAACCCGTCTCTTGGCTACACAATTACAGAAGAAGCTATTGAGGAAGCCATTGCTACTTCACCGATTGAGAACACACGCACAGAAACCCTTTGCCAATGGATCGACTCCCTAAGCAGTCCTTGGCCTCATGGAATCTTAGAAGAAACAAGCGATTCCGAGTTAGAAATGTCTGTTGGCGCGTATACTGTATTCGGTTTCGATGTCAGTCCGTCACGCAGGAACGGATCATTGGTCGCAGGACAGCTACTCCCAGATGGGCGGATTGGCATTGGAATCCTAGAGACTTACAGCTCTCAGGTTGCTATCGATGAGTTAAAGATGGCAGCTTCTATCAAGGCTTGGTGCGACATCTATAAGCCACGCCTAGTCTGCTTTGACAAGTACGCCACCCAGACGATTGCAGATCGATTGTCTAATGCTGGAGTAGTGGTCGAGGATGTCTCAGGGCAACAGTTCTACAAAGCCTGTGGAGATCTCTTAGAAGGCTTGGTTAATCATCGCGTGGTTCACAATGGACAGGCTGAGTTTATTCAGCAGATGAACAACTGTGCAGCTAAGGTCAATGACAGCGCATGGAGAATCATAAAGCGCAAGTCAGCAGGTGACATCTCAGCACCTATTGGGATCGCCATGGCAGTAAGCAAGTTAATGATCCCTCAACCTAAGCCTCAAATATATACTTAGACACACCCATATCACATTGTCTAATTGCTTGACAACTGCTACCATTTATGTCTATGGGTAAAATCTTGCAGTCATTAGGGCTTGAGTCTAAGCCGCAATTACAAGCTCAAGCAGCACCTCAAGTGCTCGGTGAGTATTCACCTTATGCAATGCCTTTTCAGTATGCCTTTGTGGGCAGAACTGAAGCCATGTCAGTACCAGCGTTAGCACGATGCCGCAATCTACTTGCAGGCACAATCGGTGCAATCCCTTTAGAGCTTTATAGAAAATCTACTAATGAAGAACTTGGCTCACCCGCATGGTTAGAGCAACCTTCATATTCACAGCCACGATCCGTAACTATTGCGTGGACTGTCGATTCACTTTTGTTTTATGGTCAAGCATTCTGGCAAGTCGTAGAAACTTATCAAGAGGATGGCCGGCCATCTCGCTTTGAGTGGATTGCTAACCATCGAGTTACTGCAACACTAGATAGCACTAACACATTCGTTAAATCTTATGCAGTAGATGGCACTACATTGCCAATGGACGGACTTGGTTCTCTCGTTACATTCCAATCGCTAAGTGATGGCATTCTTAACACAGGTACTTCAACAATTCGCGCAGCCATTGATGTCCAGAAGGCAGCAGCGATAGCAGCAGCTACTCCAATGGCAACAGGTTACATCAAGAACACAGGAGCAGATCTAGATCCTAAAGAGGTTCAGGGATTACTTGCATCATGGAAGAATGCTCGCACTAATCGCGCTACTGCATACCTGACATCTACTTTAGAATATAACCCAGTCTCATTCTCTCCAAAAGATATGATGTACGGGGAAGCAATTTTCAATCTTGCTACCGAATGCGCCCGTTTGTGCAATGTACCTGCTTACTATGTCTCAGCAGATCAGAATAACTCTATGACTTATGCCAATGTGCAAGATGAGCGCAAGCAATTCTTAACCATGTCTCTACAGCCATTCATTACTGCGATTGAAGATCGCCTGTCTATGGATGACATTACAGCTCGTGGCAATGTAGTGAAGTTTGATATCGATAAGAACTTCCTGCGTACTGACCCAATGCAAGAACTAGCAGTAATCGAAAAACTTCTATCCCTTAACCTAATTACTCAGGAGCAGGCGATGGAGATGACTGATCTAACACCTAATGGAAGTCAAGGTATGGAATGAACCAAGTAATCACCTTCTCAGCTGAACTCACAGCAGATTCAGCAAGTCGCACAGTCTCAGGCAAGATTGTGCCTCTTAATGTCGAAGCAGGATCTACCAATATGGGCAAAGTAATCTTTGCTTCTGGATCTATCGATATCGCAGATGTTAAAGCCATAAAATTACTAAGTCAGCATGATGCAAAGAAGCCTTTGGGTCGCATGGTTTCATTTAGCGAATCAGAGAACTCAATCGATGCTGTATTTTCTATCAGTCGCTCTCAGCGCGGTACTGAAGCTCTTATCCTTGCAGAAGAGGGATTACAGAGCGGTTTATCAATCGGGGCAGAAGTCCTGAAGTCAAAGATCAAGGATGGCGTGACTTATGTATCCGCTGCTCGTTTGGTCGAAGTAAGTTTAGTGACAGAGCCAGCCTTTAAGTCTGCTCAGGTTACTGATATTGCAGCGGAAGAATCTGCTGTAGAAGAAACAATCCAACCAACAGAAAGCGAGACAGCCGTGGAAAACACCACACCAGCAGTCGAAGCAACACCAGTTGAGGCTCCAGCGGTTGAAGCTGCTCGCCCAACTGTTTCAGCAGCATACTTCACAAAGCCACGCATTGAAGTAACAGCAGCTAAGTATGCAGAAAACACAATCCGCGCAGCACTAGGTGATGAAGATGCTCGTCAATACCTACGCGCAGCAGATGACACAACAGACAACGCAGGTCTAGTACCAACACGCCAACTGTCTGAAATCATCAACCCACTATCAACAACAATTCGTCCTTCAATCGATGCAATCTCTCGTGGAGTATTGCCAGATGCAGGTATGACTTTCGAGATTCCAAAGATCACAGCAGCACCAACAGTTGCAGACACAGCAGAAGGCGCAGCATTCTCAGATACAGATCAGAACGCAGCTTTTGTATCAGTATCAGTTAAGAAGTACGCTGGACAACAGACATTCTCTGTCGAATTGCTAGATCGTACATCTCCAGCATTCTTTGATGAGCTAGTTCGCAACATGGCAGCAGCTTACGCAAAGGCTACAAACGCAGCCGTAAATGCAGCACTTATCTCAGGTGCATCACTAGATGCAACAACAGTAGCGGCATACCCAACAGCAGCAGAATTGCTAGGCATTGTTGCTCGCGGTTCAGCTTCTGTCTATGGCGCAACAGCAGGACTACCTAACCCATTCGCTCGCAACATGGTCGTATCAACAGGACAATGGTCAAACATCATGTCACTTAACGATGCAGGCCGTCCAATCTACACAGCATCACAGCCAATGAACGCAGGCGGCGTTGTCGCTCCAACATCATTGACAGGTAATGTTGCAGGACTTAACCTCTATGTAGATCCAACAAACGCAGGCGATGGCGATGGAACAATCCTCATCGTGAACCCAGATGCTTACACATGGTACGAGTCACCAACATACCGCCTACGCGCTGAATCAACAGCAGCAGGACAGGTAACAATCGGTTACTACGGCTTTGGCGCAATCGCGACTAAGGTCGGCGCAGGCGCATTCAAGAACAACAAGGCGTAAGCCCACTAAGTACGCTCTAGAGGGTCAGTAGCCCTCTGACCCTCTAGAGTCTTTAGAAAGGACAAGGCATGGCACTTACAACAGTTGCAGAGCTCCGTAGCACTCTCGGAGTCGGTACGCTGTACCCAGATGCCACCTTGCAGGAAGT